GAACATTTATGTCCAGAAAGGTATCGGTGGAGTCATCCGTGGTCGTCTTCGCGGTATCGGAGTTAATCTCGATGACCAAACGAAGAACCAGAGGCTGGCCAGAGTTGGCAGCTTATCTGGGCGACTGGCGACGATCGACCTTAGTATGGCTAGTGATTGTATTAGCCGAACTATTGTCGAGAAGTTGATCCGCTCTGATTGGCTCACTGCGCTAGGGCAGTGCAGGAGTCCTTTCGGAAGTCTTCCTTCTGGTGAGAAAATATTTTACCAGAAGTACTCTTCCATGGGTAACGGCTACACGTTTGAGCTTGAGACATTGATCTTCGTATCTCTCGCTCTCGCGTGGGCCGTCCTCCATGGGGAGGACGTGAGTCGTATAACCGTATATGGAGACGATATTATTGTCCCCAGTACGATGGCGGAAGGGTTCTGTGGCCTCTTGACTTGGTGTGGGTTTACACCCAATACTAAGAAAAGCTACTGGACTGGTCCGTTCCGAGAAAGTTGTGGTAAACACTACTTTCAAGGGTACGACATCACCCCGTTTTACGTCAAACAGTACGACCGAGGGTTGCTCTCACTTTTCAAGATCCATAACCAGCTATGGCGGTATGTTGACCGCTGTGACTGGCTTGGTGTCGAGAGAAGAAGGGCGCTCTTGGACGTATGTCGGTGGTTGCGATCTTATGCACCTGCCGAATGGCGTAAGCCTTTGATAGTTGATGGGTTTGGCGATGGATGCTTCGTCGGATATTTTGACGAAGTTTGCCCACGCCGTGACTCTAAACGCGGTTGGGACGGTTACTGGTTTAAAACCGTAACTGAACTACCGGTCCTTGATGATGACGTAAGTCATCACGGACTACTCGTCAAAGCACTAAGTCGTATAGAGGGCAAGAGAAATCCTGCGCTATACGATCATAGCAATTACGAGTACGGCTTGTCGCTCCTTACGGACGATGAGGCTGTCGAAGTGCTACCTGTTAAGGGTAGACGGTATGTAATCTCCGAGATATTTGTACCATCCTCGGAAGTACATAGACAGTGCTCCGGCGTCCTTGCCCCGCAAGGGGCATAGGGCGTGATTTGGTCTGTTAAATTAGACCTGGGTTAAGGGGAC